TAAATTATTTCTTTTCCTTTATAGACTTCGCCCCTTCCGTAAATTGTCCACTTTCTAGGATCTGCCGTCCCTTGTTGCCTATTGTATTCCGTATCTTCGTAACCTTCTATTTTTTTGATCTGTTGAGGCGATAGAAATGGATTATCTAAGTAAGTCGATCGAAATTCTGTAATATCGTCACGCATATTCAACTTGTAAACGTAGGAATCTGGCTCGGAAGGATTACAGTCAGCGATCCAAAATTCTCGACATCTTTGCTCAAGGTTGTCGAACGTTACTTTTGGAATATTTATACATTCATTAACGAAAAAAACATCTGATTTTAAACCATGCACACGCATCGGATCGTCCTTCATTCCTATAAAGGTGATCGTATTACCATTGAAGCGGACCGCCATGTCCTGTTTATTAAGATGCATTTTCGGAAACATAGGCGTAAAACCTTCATAACCATAACAAATCGCCTCAAAGTCTTTTAAAATGGTTCTTCGCAAGTTTACTAAACTATCACGTCCGATTACGATTTGTTTACCAGTGTTACGCATGCAATACAATAAAATCCACTGGATCGCCGAGATTGTCTTTGAAGATCTCGTTCCGCCCGGCAATACGATGCCCCTTTGTCCTTCATTATAGGCGCTCTCGATTATCGCTAAATTAATCGTTGAGCGTATCTTCATCTTTTTTACGAGGGTTTGGTATTATTATTTCGACCTGAACTGGTTCTCGATCTGTTATGTCTTCGGTCTGGATCTTTTCAAAATATCCTCGATTTTTTCCTTTTGTCTTTAGGTAAAAAATTGCCGATGCTTCTTTTCCTTTCGAAATATTAACATGAAGTTGCGTTTCAACAAAGTCAATCGCAATATTTTCAACATCGTCAACCGCTTTTTTGAATTCAGGATCTTCTCGCACATATTTGTAAAAGGTTTCACGACTGCAATCGCAATTTCTACATGCCGTTGTAACAACTCCTAAAGATTTTTCGAGAGCCTTTAAAAGGTTCGCTTTTAATATGTCAGTTTTTGTAAGGTTCTTTTTCGCCATTTCAATTAATTTTTAATGATCCTTTTCGGTTCATTCGTAAAACGAATATCTTCTGGAAAAGTGTCCCATGCGATGTTATCTCTTGAGCCTTTAACGAGTTTCGGGTAAAGGTTTTTGCTCGTTATATTGTGGTGCAATCTACCGCCATTTTTTTCCTGTTTTGAAGCAAAAGAACACGACGGAAATTGTATTGGTATTATTAAAGATTTGTTTAGTAGTTTACATTCATTGTAAAGATCCGTTAATCCGCCTTTTGATTTTGCCGATGTCGTTTGCTGTAATACTAAACCATCCGCCACGCTTCCAGTAAATAAGCCTTCGTTCATTATCCCTACAAATTGACTCGTATCGTTATCCTGAACACCTCTTTCGCCACGATAAATGTAATCTGTATTATAAAAGGTCGTATTCATTACCTTATTACGAAGGATCTTATTATTCGAGCCACCAATAAAATCGCCTGTTTGACTTATTCCGAAACAACCTATTTTTCGTTTTAACATGAAATCACGAACAGCATTGAAGGTATTTTTCACATCTTCCGCAGGTGCTTTTCCTTTATACTTTCCGTACTTCTTAATCTCATAATTTTGAGTATCGTCGTCCTGTACCATGTAAAACGATATTTTGAGTTTCTTCGCTATGTCGTAAAACATGTTTCTCGCTTGTCCTGCCGATCTTCTTGACTCACTAGGTCGATGAATGTAATCGTACCTCGCTCGTGCTTCGTCCATGCTAAAAATATGTAGGTTTATTCCATAGTTATCGCAAACATCTCGGTAATCGTCGATATCATCGGTTTCGTCATCTACAAAAACATGAATTTTATCTTTCGGCCATCCGATTTTTAGAAAGTATTTTACCGTTTTAAGGTTGTCGCTCCTGTGATAACTCGGAATAAATATGTTTATAAAGTATTCCATTCTCCGATCGTTTCCATTATTTTTAAAAGATCATCTTCGATAAATCCTTCAATACCGCCATCGACTAAAACTAATCTAAGCCTTTCGATGGCTTTTTGTTCTTCGTTTCCTGCATTAAAATAATAATAATTAGCGACATTTTCAAAGTCGATCTTTATAAACCTGTAAGCGAACATTTTTAAAACTTCTTTTTGTTCGTCCGTCAGTTTCATTTTTTCAATCGCTTTTATCTTTGCATTGTACTTCGTGAGATCTAAGCAATCGGAAAGCGTAATTTCTGGTTTTATCTTTGGCTCGTAATAAATGCTTTCGAATTTAAGTTCTGAAAGTTTTTCCGTTTCTGTTTTCTCTGGAGTTAAATTTTCTAAGCCCCATTTTTCGAGAGGTTCGTTGCCCCAGTCTGCCGTTATTTGCTCCCAGTCCCAGTCGCCACCCGATACATTATCTTTTATTAAAAACTCTTTTTTCTGGTCGATAGTGAGGTTTTCAGCAACGATTATCGGAATTTCTTTGAGTCCTGCAACCTTACACGCTCGGTATCTCATATTTCCGCCAAGAATTACCATATTTTCATCGACCACGATCGGTCTAATATGTAGCATTTCAGGAAAATCCGTAACAGACAAAACAAGTTTATCGAACTTGTCGTCTTTAATAAATCTTGGGTTTTTTGGAAGTCCTTCGATTTGTCCGTTATTCAAGTCGATGTCCGTAATCTGGACGACTTCACTTCTAATTATTGGCTTCATGTTATTTTGTTTGTTTTTTACTCTGGCTTTTAAACCTTCTTAAATTCCAAAGAACCAATAAAAGATCCATCGAAAAACGAATATCAAAATTACTCGTACAGTCGCAAATACTACTGTCGCTGTATTTATCCATTCATTAAAATTTTTGTGATCTACCGTCGGCATTAAAGAATAAACCATTCTATCGATTACCCAGATTGCGAACGCAAAAGGTAAAAGAATAAAGCCGATAATTATTTTTAATTTTTCCATCTTTTTTATTTTAATTAACTGTTAAAGGTGGCAAGGAACAACCCTCGCCACCTAAACAAACAAAAACATAGTCAAATAGAAGTCGAACTATATTAGATCTTCAAAACTAGCGAAAATAATTCAACTTTGTAAACTTTGCTTTAATTGTTATTAATACTATTCATTAACATTTCGATATGAAGTTCTGCGACAGCCTCGTCCATCGCTTCTGGCGAAGTATTTTCCATTACTTCATTATGAAAGTTTTCGAACGATTTTTTCAGTTGCTCAGTCGGAAAACCGGTAATCGAAAACATTATTTCGCTCGCTCCGAGTACATTCAGCATATCGTAAGGCGAAAGAGTTATCGTTATTTTATTGTCTAATTTTCCCATTTTATTCGCTTTTAAATTTGTCTTCGAGTTCTCGTATGCTTTCATCTAATTTAGTCATTTTTCCCAGAATCCACTTCATAAGAAAGCCGTAAGGCATATTTAACGAATACGTTATGTTTTGATCTCTCGAAATAATAACTTTTGCGCCACGACACGAATCGTCCAGTCCTTCTATGTGTGTTATCTCTAATTGATCACGAAAACGCTTGTAATCGTCGTATTCTTGCCTTAATATGTCGAGGCTTCTTAACGCTCTTTGGGCTTCCTTTTCTGTTAACTTCATTTTTATTTGTTTTTATGTGTTTCAAATTTCCAACTGCGATTCGACCTTTAAACGAATTTCGTAGTTTTCCCAACTTTTATCCGTTCCCGCTTCTAAATGTCCATTCGTTCGGACCAGTTCTAAACCTTCCATTTTTCCCGATGCTCTATGAAGGAAAATTCCGAGTAATTTTTGTTCGAGTTCTTTACTCCTGTCGTGGTGTCGAATCTTTAAAATTGGTTCGCCAATGTCGTTAATTGTTAATTCGATTTCTGCTTTCATTTTGTTTGTTTTTGTTTCTTAGTGTTAATCGAACTGTAAATTTATCGAGAATAAAATCTTCGTTTACATATCCTGTTTTCGTTAGGAAACGAGAAGGATCTAAACCGTATCTTTTTGATAAATACCGAGCGACTTTTGTTATTTGATAAGTCAAAGTTTCGATGTCGTTCATTTTATGGATTTTAACCTTTAAAAAAACGATCTTTTCTGGCTTTTTAATCTCCGTTCTCATTATTTACAGGTTTTTTATAATCAATTTGAAACCATTCGATCGATTGTCGTCTGTATCTCTTTAGTCGATTCTTTAATATTTGATCGGTTTTAGTCGTTTTAAGAAACGTTTTATTAATTCTCATGGTGTTTGTCTATTTAATCTTTTGTATCGATCACGCAGTCGTTTTTCACGTGTTTCGACATTTTGTTTTTCTTCTTTGATATTTATCGAAAATTTTCTGCTTTCTGCATCGAAATTAATATAAACATTTTTATATCCGATATCGCTTAATTGACTAATGATCGGCTTTAATTTTTCCAGTTCTTCGCTAATATTCATAATTGACCATTTAAATAAGCGTAATACTCTTCCGATGTTAACGCTCCGATTAGTTCCTGTTCGTTCATTTTCCTTTTTTTTAATCTAGTTTTCCGTAATGTCCTGCGCTCATTCTTTCAGCATGCGTCATCGGTGTGTCTGGTGACATACAAAACGCAGTAATTTCTCCAGATCTCAAACGTTCGATAAATAATTCCATTTCGTCACCTGCGAAAAAAGTATCTCTCGGATTTTCATTCTCTTTTAACCAAATTTGAGTAAATGAAAAATGCGTTCCTTTGTTTTCTAGTTCGAGGATCTTAGTTCCGATTTCTTTTAAAGTCTTTCCATTATCCTGATTGCGATTCCATCTAAACACGACCGTTTTTCCTTTGATCGCTTCCTTGTTCGCTCTGAAAAATTCCTTTGTTTGTTCTACTGTTAAAATCATTTTACGTTGTTTTTGTTTGTTTCGATATTCAAATATAACTATTTATATTTTATAAACAAGCGGTTTTACGATTTCGCAACGATTTTTTTTTACATGTATCGTTTTGCTTCTGCGATCATCTCTTTCGCTTCTGCTTTCACAACCTTTAAATCGTATTGACCTTCCCAACGACATTTAAAATAATTAACGACATCTTTAATACTCATTTTTCCGCTTTCTGCGATTCTTTCTCTAATTTTGAATTTATCCATTTTTTCCATGATTTCTCGTTTTTGTTTGTTTGTTAAAATTTTATTTTAAAAGACTAATATTTTTTGATCACATGTATAATTCAACACATATTTTGCAACTTTTCAAATCTAAAAAATGGTTGAGGTATTCTTGATCAACTCCAAATCCAACACCATTGTCAATAAATTCAGTCAACATCCATTGTCCATCATACGTTTTTTCCGCTTGAAATGTTCTGTTTCCTTTTGTTATCTTATAAATTCCTGTGTTGATTCTTGTTGTTTTCATGTCGTTTTGTTTTTGTTTGTTTCGATATTCAAATATAACTATTTATATTGGATTAAATGCGATTTATTTTCGATTTGTTACGATTTTTTTGCGATTTTTTTTTTGAGTAACCGCACAACCTGTACGGCTACTCGGTTTTTGATTAATAATAAGAACTCGAATATTTAGGTCTTCCGTCCCATTTTGACCAGTATGCGTAAGATTTACCTCCAGAAAGGCGACCTTCTGGGCGAACTGTTAATCGAAGATCTTCTTTATTTAGAAACGCATCTTTAATCCCTAAAACATTCTCGCTCATTCCAGAGTGACCGATCGATCCTTCTTCGGTTTCTTGTGCTATTGGGCGAACTGTTATTGTTTTTGCTGTCATGCTCACAACCTGCGCAAAATCTACATTCGTTTGTTCGTAACCCCACGAGTTCGAAACAATGTCACCAACTTCGTAAAAATCCGATGCTTTCAATGTCTTTTGCGCTTCTCTTTTCTCTTCTTTTCTGATCCTGTCAGCCTTCAAATTTTTATAAAGGTTTCCGTATTTTTTTGTCACATATTCCTCGCACGCTTCCATAGTTGAAAAAACAAAATGTTCGATTACTTTTGTTTTGCGGTATTTACCTTTCGGAGTTTCCATCTCATAAAGAACTGCGAACGGACTATTTGGAAATCTCGATTCGTTTTCTCTTTTGTATATTCTGAAAATATACTTTTCGATTTTTACTGTTTCGATTGTGTTTTCTAAAGTGATCATAATTTCTTTGTTTTTGTTTGTTTCGATATTCAAATATAACTACTTATATCCTAACTGAAACGAACTTTCTCGATTATTTTCGAATTATTTTCGATTTATTTTCGATTTGCCCATTTTCAGGGCGATTCGTAACCGATTATTTTTAGTCCTTTTTGCTTTAGGTATTTAAAAGCCTGTTCGTATGCTGTCTTTGTGTACGTTTTAAAGGTTTCATTATCGATTTTGTGCATATCTGTTTCGAGAAACCATAAACCACGCTTTAAAAGGTTCTCGCCTGTTTCGAATTGATCTGGATCTTCGATCTTTATAAAATATTCCTTTACCATGTTAATCGATTTTAAATTCTTTGAATAAGTTAATATCGAAGTAACCAACCCCGACGAACCTTGCGTCCCATTTGTACTGACATCGAATATCGAAGCCTTCTCGATTTCTTGGCTTGAAATGGTTAAAGGAAACGAAACCTTCGATAGTTTCTTTTAATATTGTTTTTATTTCTTCGATCTGTTCTTTGTGGCTTTCTTGAATTTCTTTTTTAAGATATTCGTAACCATTATTGTCGAAAGTTAGTTCTGGAAATTGATCTTTTAACTCAATTAATCGATCATAATATTTGTTCGTTGTTTTCATTTTGTTTAGTTTTTGTTTGTTTTATTTTTAGTCGTTATTTACTGTTATGAACTTGTCGCATATTGATCCGATCATTTTTGTAGATTGTCCGATAATAGAAGATTTTTCTAAGATCACTTCGACAGGAACTGTACGAGATCTTTTTGCATTTCTTTCGATCGATGTCTTTGTTGAAACTTCAACATAAAAAAGAACAACTTCGTAACCTAGTTCTTTCGCTTCGTTAATGTATTGAATGTATTTTTCTACGTTAGTTCCTGTACCATCTAAAATAAAAGATTCTCCGTTCGCTAAAAAAGAAAGATGTTTTCTTCGAGCGATTCTTTTTGACTCTTCGTGGATCTCTAAAGAAATGTTTTTCGGATCGTAACCTTTCATTCCTTCTTTTTCAACATCTGGATCGACTACTGGCAAACCTGCGAAATCTGAATTTTTCAATGAAGTCGACTTTCCTGCTCCCGGTAAACCTGCTGTTAAAATTAATCTTGGCATTTTTTCTATGTTTTGTTCGTTTGACATATTCAAATATAACTACTTATATTGGATTAGAAACGAACTTTCTCGATTAAATCGCATAAAAAAAGCGATCTTTTTACGGAACGCTTTATTATAAAGGGTTTCAGCCTCGATTTTTTTTTCGATTATTTTCGACCTTTATCCTTTTATTTAGGAATTTTTGAGTTTTTCCCTATTTTAAGAAGGGTATCGAATCGCATATTTTTGCCTTCATTAATATATCGTAACATCTGTAAAGGATGAATGCCGACGATCTTTGCATAACCTGTCGGAGTTTCTTTTATGTCTTTAATATGTTTTACGATTACCTTTCGAACCGCTTTGTCCAGATCTTTTAAATCTTTTACATTATCTATTTTTATCGCCATTTTGTCTGTTTTAAAAAAGTGTTAATTGTATTTTTTTATTTTCCCATTCTACCAACTTATCGAAATGAAACTTCACATTATTCGAGATTACTCCATAAGGATTTTCGATCGCTCTTTTATTCATAAAGTGAAAAATTATTTCAGGATTTAAACAAACATCGCAGTCGTTAAATTCAAAATTCATAATTAAAAAGGTAAGTCGTCGTCCTCATTATTTATGTCGTTTCCATGCTCGTCCAGAACTTGAGCCGGAATACCGCTATGCGTTGGCTGTTGCTGTGGTGAATTTTGACCTCCGTTATCGTGGTTAATTTTCCATGCTTCCAGAGTAACGAAATAAACTTCTTCGCCTTCTTTGTTGATCCATTCACGACCTCGGATATTAATATCTACGACGACCTGATCCATTTCATTATAAAGATCTAATAAACCGCATTTATCCTGCGTAAATTGCATTTTAACGTCCTGTGGGTACATCTCGTTAGTCGTTACGACTAGATCTCGTTTTGCGAACTTTTCCGATACTTGCTGAGTATTAAAAATTCTTTTAATTGTTCCTGTTATTTGTGTCATTTTCTACGTTTTTATTTGATTTGTAAATTTTGATTTTCAACTATTCTCGCACCTTCAATTTCTTCGCCTGCCGATATTGCTTTTTTAATATCCGTTTTGCTTATTGTAATTGTCGTTTTTGCTGTCTTAAATTGGTTCGGTATTTTTTCCTCGTCAAATATTTCAACTGACGATGATTTTCTGAAATTGATCTTCATTGTCGGAGTTTCGATTTCTGGAATATTGAACGTCTGCATAGTTGCCGAAAGTATATTTTTAAGTCTCTCGATAGCATTAGATCTGAATTTCTTAATCTCGTTTAATCTTTTGACTTCATCGTCGATTATTTTGTTCTCGTACTCCAGTCTTTTAATGACGTAACCGTAATCCTGCGACTTCGATTGAAGTTCTCCTTCTTTGATTATTAACGCATCTTCGTTTTGTTCTGTTAACTCCCCGCCCGCTTCGATTATTTCATTTACGATTAATTGAAGTTCGTTAGAAATTTTAAAAATTGATTGACTCATAAAATTTAGTTTTTGTTTGTGAATTGCAAATATAACTAAATATACCGAATGTCGATATACTTAGTTAAATTTATTTTTATTTTTTTCCTGTTACTTTTTGATCTTTAACCTCTTCCGCCACCTTTTGAAGTTCCGCTTCCTGCTCAAGTTCTTTTACGGTGTCCTTTTGTACTTTGGTTAAAATAAAAGTTTCTTTTAATTCCTTGAATGAATACTTTCCGTCTTCGATTTGCTTCAAAGCATTGTCGAAACGCTCGTCATTCAAAGTAATTTTTTTCTTTATTTCTTCTTTAGGTTTTTCGATTTGTTTTACTGGTGTTTGCACATCATCCGAATGATCATTATCGGCATCGTCAATCGCTCCTGTCGGTACTAAGAAAATGTATAATAACGCATATTTTAAAGCATACGTCATCGCTTTACCTGCCGATTTATCTTGTGTATCTATTCCATGACCGTAACCAACCATTTCGATCGATTCTCCCGACTCATGCATTAATAAATAAGTCACTTTAACCTCGGTAAAAACCGACTGTTTTTGTTTAATAACTTCTTTTTGATTCCAGAACTCTTTCGACTCCCATCGATCGATTTTCACTGTTGGTTCGATTTGTGTCGGTAAAATTGTTAGACCATTTTCCGCCATAGATCTACCGACGATCTGTTTTACATCTTTGTCCGAAACTCCCTTATAAGAATTTCCGCCAGTTCCGACAGTTAGATTTTTTTCGACTCCTTTAACGTCTTTCATTACTCTTAAAATAGCCTTCGTGATTTCTACGTTTTTCATTTTGTTTATGTTTGTTTATTTGTTACGATATGTAAATATAACTATTTATATTTAAGGGTTGGATTTGGTTTCTTCTTAAAAAAATCTTCTGCTTTCATTATTCTTCAATTAAGTTCCCAATACTTTTTAATTTACTTTCAATAGGCTTCCACGTTTTAGTTGCCTTAATAACTTTAGCATTTAATTGTAAGCAGAAGTTATTAGTCTTTTCTTGAAACCAAATTGCAACCGAATCAACGCTATTTGTTAATTCAATCATTTCTCCGTTTAATAATCTATTTTTCATCGCTTTGTTTTTTTTGTTTGTTTCGATATGTAAATATAACTATTTATATTTAATTAGATGCGATTTATTTTCGGTGGAATGCGATTTTTTTTGACTTTCCCGCTATGACAGCGTTCGCACGAGCGATTTTTTTACATTAAATTCTCGACACTTGGAAAATCTAGCGAAATTCCTTTGTTCGAAAAGAATTTAGTAATAACATCGATCGTTTCGTTAATCTGTATTGAAGTTAATTTCGTTGTCGATTTTAAACCAAACATCGTTAATATAATTGGTTTAAAAATAAATTCTTTTACGATCTCTGGTGAATATCTCAAGGCGAAATCGTTATTGTTTAATCCTATGTACGAAAATTCAAGTCCTAACTCGTTTAATTCATGGCTAATAAGCGTAAAGTAAACGTGTAACGCTTTA